CTGCCAGTAGACCGCCGCGCTCTTAATCGGCGGGATCCATGTCTCGACCCCTTCAAAGCCGGGGATCGGCAACCGTGCGGGATTCAGATACCGCAGGCTGTTCAACTTCTGCCAATAGGCCTGCAACGGCTGGGCACGAGGCGGCAGCGGATGCGTCTGCTGGTTCGTGGCGCCCTGATGCACATATTGCAGCGCGGGCGACAGATACCGCAGCGCCTGCTGCTTCTGGTAGGCCGCCTGATTCGGCTGCGCCGTCAGCGGAATCGGCACCATCTGCTGCACGGTCGCGCCCTGATGCACGTATTGCTTCGCCGTGTTCAGGTAGCGATTCATCTGCTGCGCGGCATAGTTCGCCATCGGCGGCTGCGCCTTCGGGGGCGGCTGCCAGTTCCGATCTGTCAGCGGCCCCTGAATCGGGCCACGCGCTCCGGGGATCTGATATTGCGGCATCAGGCTACCGCTTCAGTCACCGCTGGCAGTAAGGACCGATAGATCGCCTCCCGCTCCACAGCCCACGTATCCGGGTTCCGGTGCTCCCGAATCCACGCCCGCTGTTCCTGTAGGAGCCGCAGCCGATACTGCCGATGGTCAATCAGAATCGACAGCATCTTGACCCAGGCGCTCAGGCTGTGCGGCACATGGATCATCGGCTCTGCCGAATAGGGCAGCACATCCGAGGCTATCGTGACCGCCCCAGAGACCGCGTAGTCGTAGAACTTCACGGCTGACTTGCAGCGATTGAACGGGGTATCCAGCAAGGGCGCACACCCGATGTCGAGCTTCAGATCGGCCAGCGTCGTCCAGTAATCATCGACCGGCACCATGTGCCGCCACTCCAGCACGTCCTTGAGCGGCAGCCATGCCTTGCGGAACACCTTCAGGGCGCCCTTGAAGTCCTCATTGGGCACCGGGTTGTGCTCAATGGCCTGCTTGCAGCGGTCAAAGAACATCTCCCCATCGGTGTCCGAGGTATTCGCAATCCCGAAGAGCACCGGCGTGAAGTCCGACCGCATCTCTCGCAGGACCGCCATGCAATCCAGCCAGAAGGCCGCATCCAGCATGTGCGCGGTCCAGCCGGTATAGCCGACTCGGACCTTGTTGTTATGGGGCGGGTCCACCCACGGCACGGACGGCGGCGGGCAGTTCGGGAGCACTTCGACCCGCCGAGCGCCCAGCGACCGCAGGTGCTGCGCGAGCTGTTCCGTCGTCGTCGTGACCAGATCCGCCTGCTGGATCATGTAGTAATAGGACGGCAGCAAGTTCCGCACCTGGAAGTAGCTGGTGTGATACCGCTCGAACAGATCGGCCGCATCGTCAATCTCATACACCAGCGCCCGCCCGTTCCGCTGAATCTCATCCACGACCAGCGGGTAATCGCCGAAGAGAAACCGCGGCATGATGAACAGGTCCACATCCGCGAGGCTGCCATCATCCAAGGGCTTCGTGACCAGCCCGCCTTCGACGGTATGCCCACGGCGTTCCAACGCCTCCAGCGGCACCTCTTCGCGGTAGACGTAGCAGCCATGCCGCACGCCATCGCTGAAGACGAACAGCTTCACGGGAGCTTCACCAGCCGCACTTCGGTCTGGGGGATGTATTCGACAAACTCCCGCACCTTCATGTCGAAGTGGCAGGTGCAGGGGTAGTGCTCCAGCCCCATCAGGCGGCGGGCGTCCCGGTTGAAGTAGAGAAACGACTGCGGCGCCACGGGCGGCCATTCATGCGTGAAGTCCTGCACCGCGCCGGGGGAATCCCACTTCGGCACCGTGATCACGGCCACGCCTTCCGGTGACAGGATGCGCCAGAGTTCATCCATGAACACCGGGCGCAGCTTCGCCGGGACATGCTCAAAGAAATGCGAACAGGCGACCTCTTCGACGGACGCATCGGGCCACGGCCACGGGAACCGCAGTAAGTCCACACAGAGCACACCCGACAGCGGCTCCACATCGACGCCTTGAAACCCGGCCTTAACCTTGTGCCCACAGCCCAAGTCCAATCGCAGTCCGGTCGCAATCATCGCAAGCCTTCCAAGCCGGGAATGTCCGAATACGTGCCCTTCGGCACAATGACCCCTGAGGGCGTCACTTCAAACTGCGCGGAGCCATTGATGCGGTCCAGCCGGCGCCGGTAGTGTTCCTCAAACGAGATACACGGGCGCGGCTCGTCGGGATACTCACTCAGCATCACGCGCTGCTCCAGATGGCATTCCGTCCGCTCACAGGTGAAGCCGTGGCACCGGAGGCAGAAGCCTCGCAGGTTCCGCGCTCGCGCTTCCTTGAACGGGTCATAGATCCACTGGAATTGACAATGGACGCACTGCCGAGACTCCAACTCCAGTCGGGACAGATGATCAGTGGCCGTCAGCACATACCCCGCCGGCTTGCGTCCCTGAATCATGCGTGCCCCCAGCGAGACCGATACACCATCGTGGCGGGCTTGGACACGATCTGATTCCGTGGGGTCGCTGGAGCGGTATACATGGTGCCGTAGGGATCCGTGTGCAGCGTTAACGCCTCACCGGCCGTCAGGACACGACTGATCCAGAAGCCGATATAACTGAGGGTGCCAATCAGTCCAAATGCCGCAAAGTAATAATTGCCCAGCGTCGTCACTTCAAAACCTGTCGCGATGGTCACGGGGCTTGTCGCATCTTCCACCCCGTTGACATAGAGATGTAATTGACCGGCGCCAGCATTCGCGGACAGCACATAATCCCTCTGCGTCGTAAAGGATGTCGTGCCCGTAAAACTCGCCACGGCTCCCGCAGCGTTCGACCACTCTAACGCAATGCCGCCGCTCATAATGGCCCCCTGTGGATTGAGGCCCGCCTTTCCGAGCACCCCGCCGTGGCTATCATCGTTCGCCAATTGTCCGCGCCACGCCACGGACCAATCCGTCGCGCCCGCTGCCGACAGCACCACACTGGAGATCGCAATCGGCACTTGCACGCCACCCGCACACGTCAGTAATGGCCCGTCCCCGTCACTCGTCCACGTCACGGTGCCGTCCAGCGTGCCGGTATTACTGCTCTTCCCGTCGGCCGTCGTCCCTCCACTGCCTTCGAGCATCCCATACCAGTTGTTCAGACCCGTATAGAGCGTGCCGCTCGTATTCAGGGCCGTGCCAGACGCCGGCTTCACCATTTACGCCTGACGATGCGCGGCAATCAGCGTCGGGCAATCATGGGCGCAGTATTTCGGCTCCATCTCCACCACCACGCCGTTCTCGACCCGAGGCACCCGGTCAATCGATCCATCCGCGAGACGCCCCACGATGTAGCCCATCGAGCCACAGAGCATGCCGCCGTATTCGTGCGTGTGCTGGATCTTATCCAGCCGGTCGTGGTTCTCTTTGCCCACGGCCTACTCCCAAAACAACACGGTACTCTTCTGCACCGAGGTGCCCTGGCAGAAGGTGTATTCCAGCAGAATCGCGTTGCTCACCGATAGGTTGACCAGCCATTCGCCACCGGGGATGGCCGTCCACGCGAGACCCGCCCGCATGTGATAGCCCGTCTGGAAGAGAATCACGCCAGCCGTGCCGTGCGCCACGGTCTGCGCGACACCCGCAATGGTCTTGCTCACCGGCACGACACCAGGGGTATCGTTCGGGGAGGGCGTCACTTGGGTGAACGTCGGACCCGTGCCGCTGTAGCGTTTCAACTGGACGGCATAGGTCTCATCCGCCGAGTTGGAGGCTGGACCGATGTTGAACGCGTAGATCGTGGGACACCCCATCGGCGCGGCGGCCGGCTGATAGAGGTCGTTCAGGCCAGAGGACGCCGCAGTGGCCGTCGCCGCGCCTGCGCTGCCGAATGAGGAATATTTCATCAGTCTGTCTCCTTAAGGGACTTTCACAATCGTCGGGAAGAAGTTGGCCATCGGGCGCTGCTGCCGCACCATCCACGTTGTATCGGTATTGCCGCCACCACCGGCAGGCGGCAAGGACACGAGAATCCACGCAATGCCAATCGTGCCACCGACGACATTGACGGTCATACTATAGGATCCGGCTGGCGTGATCGCGCCACCACTGTCATAGATCGACCATGTATGAAAGTTGGCATCATCCACGCGAAAGGTTGACCCGGTGCCTGCCGTGGTCGAGTCGCCGGCAGTCGCAAAATTCAGAAACGTCCAACTGTTGTCCGTGACAGTCGTGACGGACATCGTTTTGCTGGCGCCCACGACATCCTCTCCCGTATCAATCGCGTCATATGTGGTCGTGTTAATCCCCGTATACTCAGAACAACCCGCAAGAATCAGATCGGCCCCGCTACTGTTCACCGTCACGGTCTGCGATCCGGTGGGCGGATTCAAGCACCCATACAGGTAGATATTGCGTCCACCAGAGACCGGCAGAAACTTGGCAATGAGGGGCGCATTCGTGCCTCCCACATCCACCGTGGTCAGATTATCCGCGCCGTTTTTTGTCGCCGCGATGATCACGATGTCATCCGATCCGCCAATCACCGTATAACTAAACGTGAGCGTGCCAAACGCAAAGACCCCATCCGTGGGCGTTCCGACCGCGGCAATCGCCACTAGCGCACTTTGTTCGCGGCTTGGACAATGGCCGTATGCACCGCCGAGACGGCGGCATCGGAGTTGATCTTGCTGTTCAGGGAGTTGAGTTCATCCCAGAGCGCCTTGGCGCCGTCATTGGACGTGCCAGGAGCGACCCCCACGATGCCGTAGTTCGTGACCACGGTATCAAACTGCACCGCCGCCGACCCGTCACCCGTGATCATGGTCTGCATCGTCAGGAGTTCGTCCTGCACGGACCCGACCAGCGCCTCAAGGTTGATCAGCAGATTCCGGATCCGATTCGCGGCATTGGTCGTCCCGAGTTGAATGTGCGTCACCGCCATTACGGAATCACCTCCACATAGGTCAGCACGCCACCCACCGGAATCCCCGCTGACAAACTAATGTCCAACGCCTCCCCGGCCACCGTCTCAAACCAGCCCCACGTATTCGGGGAGAGCACGAAGCCGGTATTCGCAATCTCGTAGAAGAGGCCCGTCAGATCGCCCGTGACGTGGCTCTGAAACTTCACGTTCACCGTGCCACTCGAGGTCAGCGCAAACGCAATGACCCGGATCATCTTGCCGGACACCGCCGCGATCAGCGTCCCGCTGGCGCTCACCGCCACCGGAATCTTCTTGATCGTGAGCAGGTTGCCGTCGTCGTAGATGACGCTGGAATCGTTGTAGTGCCCGCCGCCGCTGCCGGGTCGGAAGCTCACTAGCCCATCCGCACACGCGGATCCGATGAGAACAACCCACCCAGGGCTTCGTTGGCCTGATCCCGCAGCCGCTGCCCCGCCACCTTCGCGTCGGTGTATTCGGCGTTTGCCTCGTCGTAGGCTTTCTGCGCCGCGCCGACCTTGGCGTCATACTCCGCTTTGGCTTCGGCCTGCACGTCGGTCAGATGCCGGCTGGCTTCCAACGTGTAGGCTTCCTTGGCTTTCGTGTCTTCGACCGCACTCGCCACGGCCTTGAGTAGATCAGTGATATCCATGCGTCTCCCTTATCCTGGCGATGAGGCCACAACCCACGCGCTCACGGTGCCACTCGTCACCGTTGTGCTAATCCGCAACCGCAAGGCCGCAAAGGCACCCGTGACGGAGGCATACTTCTGCGAGGTGTTCGCCGCCCACGCAATCGGACTCCCGACCGCGCCCCACGTCCCGGTATAGCTATAGTCGCTCGCGGTCTCAATCTGCACCGCTCCAGCGGCAGAGGCCGAGCTGAAGATGATATAAACCGTGAACTCGGTGTAGTGCCCACGCACCGACTCGGGGAACATCGCCACGGCGCCGGCCGTAGACGCATCCCCATTGAATGTGAATGCCTGATCGATAATTGCAGCCGATGTTGCGGCCATTACGGTGTGCCTCCACCAGTGCCCGTGTTGATGTTGTAACCGCCACCGTAAGACCGCGTGAGCGCCGGGTCTATCGGCATGTCGGACAGCTTGTAGTTCTGCCGCTTGATGAGGCCCAGCGCCTTCGCGGCCTGCATCTGCGCCGTCTGCGTCACGACGGGGTTGCCCACCCCAAACGGCCCGATCAGGCGCGTCTCGAGGTTGTAGATCAGGGCGTCCTGATACCCCGGCGTGTCCGGCCAGCTATACGTGGCGCTCAGATTCGCAAACGACCCGAAGACCTGCGGCACATAGAGCACCAACTGGTTGCTGGCATTGTCGGGAATCGGCCAGAGCACCACTTGCCCGAAGGGGCTGGCCGTGGCGTTGTAGTAGACCCCGGTAAAGAGGCTATTACTGAGCCGCTTGATCTGAATCGCCTCATAGCCATCATCGGTATAGAGCGCCCGGGGAATCTCCACCCCTGACGCCAGCACCTTGGCCGCCGTCTTCGTGCCCGTCGCCGGACTCACCGCCACGTCATCGAGGATGAAGGTCCACGTGCCTGACGTGGGCACCGATTCGACCGTCTGCACGCCGTTATAACTGGTCTGCGTCGCCCCGTCGATGAAGACCTCATCCCCCACGCTATACCCATGCGTGGTCTGCGTGACCGTCGCCACAAAACCCGAGGACGTGATCGAGGTAATGCTATGCGTGGCACTCAAGCCAGCCAAGAGCAGCCCTGCCCCAGACAGTCGCACCGGCCGCGGGATGTCCAGATCCGCCCCTGGCCCGATGGTATAGGTCTGCTTGTTGGCGATCAGGGGAAAGAGCATGCGCTGGATCGCCGTGACGGTCAGCGACTGGGTTTGCCAGCCGTTGACCATCCGGTTGAGGATTCTCAGCGCGAGTTGCGTGTCCGGCGCCGACGGGGTCTCACCCTGGCTGTAGATGCCAAGGTCCATGAACGCGTCGGTAATCAGCGCCAGCGCCGTGACGCTCATCGCTTAAGCGCCTGCGTAGATCCAGGTCAGCGTGACGGTGCCGTTCCAGAGCGTCGTGGCATCCCCGTCGATGTCCGTGTTCGTCACGACCCCGCAGTTGAGATAGACCGGGCTAGCCGTGCTCGAGCCATCCAACCGGATGATCGTCGTCGCCGTGACCTTGCCCGTCGCTGCCGTGTTCGGCAGGTTGATCGTCGCGCAGGACGTGGCCGCAAAGGCGTTCACAATGTCCTGCTGCGTCGTCGCCAGCGTGCCGCTGTCCTGCGTCGTGGTCTGCACCGACCCGACCCCGACACTCAGGGTCTTGCTGGCCTTCAGTGTGGAGGCGAGCGTCGAGGTCGTGGTTTCCGTGACCGAGCACGTCCCGTCAATCAGGCTGATGTGCCCCAACGGGAAGGTGTAAATCTTCGACCCGCCCCCGAAGTGCAAATCGGTAATGGTCATCGCCACGTTCGTCAGGGTCAGGACCGTCTGGTGATACAGGTTGTTGCCACCCTCGACCGCGGTGACGCCCGTGCCTGGAGTGCCATAATTCGACCCGAGATTGACCCCAGACGGCACAATCGTCGCGCTGCTGAAGTCCCATGTGCCCGACAGCGTGTAGTTGCCGTGCGGGTCAAAGACTCCGCCGGCTGATCCTGCTGGCATCTAACCCTCCACGACGGCCGAGGCCGCCTTCGGTTTGCGTCCGCGTTTCTTGGGGGCGACACGTTCGGCAGGAATCTCTGCCAGATGCCGCGCTGTGCTCAGGTCAATCCGCTCCGCTTCAGCGCGTGCCGCCGCGGACATACGGCGGTCTTGGTATTCACGCGCTGCCGCCAGAGCCGCAATCTCGTCGTTCTGCTTCGTGACGTAGGCCATCGCCTCATCCGCCCGCATGCGGAAGCCTCGGGACATGAGGTTGCGCTCTTCGACTTCGGAGTGCGCCGTCTGATTGTCGATCTGCTGGATCCCGTTGGGCGTCTGCCCGTAGAGCAGCATCGCCTTGGGGTATTCCTGATGCTCAAACGCGCCGTGGTGCACCCCGGCATACCGCGCCGCGTCAATCATCTCCTGCGTCACGGAGCCATCCGCTAAGGGCTTGGTCTCCCACTTCGCGAGCTCTTCCGAGTGCTGCGAGGCGGGCGAATAGCGAATCCCACCGATAGCACTGCGATGCGCGGTCGGACGAGCCTTCGTCAGAACTTGTTCTGCCATGTCGCTCCTTCAGAGAAAGGCGCGAGGCCGCCGCTTCTACGCGACTAGCCCCGCGCCGACGAGCCTACGCTAACGCGATCAGGATGGCCGTCAGGGTGCCCGAGAACTGCGACTGTGCCTGACACCAGATGCCGTTGAGCGCCATTAGCGCCAGCACTTGCTGGGCGCCCGTGGTGAACGTCGCCACCGTGTAACCGGCGCCCGCGTTGCCGAGACCCGCCGAATAGGTCACGGTGTGCGCGGCCTTGCCGTTACTGGCAATGGTCAGCATGCAGCCGTCCATGTCCGTCGTCGGATTCGCCAGCGTCATCGCAAAGGCCACCGTGCCATTGATGATCGCCAGCACATCCTCTCCACCGGCCGGCAGGGTAATTGCCCCGGCTGCGCCGTAGGAGGTCACTTTGCGCCGACGCGCCGAGAGCGCATACGGCACGACGACGGAGGCGTTTGGCCCAGTCCAATCAGACGCCGCCACGGAACTGACCGCATCCGTGACCACATTGGCCTTGATGGCGTGCGCGGTCCGCGTGGTGCCGTTCTGCGCCCGCAGGACCGGGATGGTCGTGTCCGTGCCGTTGTAGGAATTGACGATCTGCATGAACTCATCGTCAATCTTGACGTATTGCTTCGCGACGAAGCCCGTGGCCGCCGTGACCTTGATCGCGAGGTCCGTTTCGGCCATGGCTGCGGAGAGCGTGGTGGTGGTGAATGCCATGGGTTAGCTCCACATCCGGACGGCAAAGTAAGGCAGAATCACGCCGACACCGCCGATAGTGTCAACTCTGCTGGGCAACTGGTCCGTCTGGATGTTGTATTGCTCGACCCAGCGCATCGACAGCTTCTCTTCCGCGCTGTTGACCCGCTTCGCCATCGCACCGGGCAGGCGTTCCGGCAGATCCGCCATCACGAAGGCGAACGCCGCCTGATTGAACACAAACGACTGACGTGATGCCGTCGCGGCCATCGTGGCCGAGGCAATGCCCGTCGCCCCCTGGAAGAGCAGCGCCGCGCCGTTATCGGCCGAGGCCGTCACGGTCTGCAGCGGCCCCGAGGTGATGATGGGCGGGGAGATGCTCAGGGTCGCCGTCGTGGTGCCCGCCACATCTGCCGTCAGCACGAACTGCTGGGCAATGCCCGTATCCGTGTAGGCCACGGGGTTGACCGCATTGACGGCCGTCCCACTGGCGAACTTGAACACGTCGCCCGCCTTCAGGGCGTAGGTGCCCATGCCCGACACCGTGAGGCTGGAACCCGTTTGCGCTCCTGCCGTGGTAATCGGGGTCGCCGTGGTGAACGTGCCCGTGGTGTGCGTCGGCATCAGCGGGTCCGTATACCACGCCGAAATCCCGAGCGCCTCGTCCGCGAACTGGCCCGTCTTGAAGTAATCGTTCTTGGGCTGGAACAGCGCGAAGTTGGCGTTCAGGAGGTTGCTGCGCGTCAGCGGGTCAATGACGGCACAGAGGTCGTCATCGGGGACCGCCACGTTATCGAGCAGCGCCACCGCATCCGTCCATGACTGATTGCTCGTCAGGGCCGTGCCTGGGGTGCCCTTGCTGAAGTAGACCGACTTGTAAACCTCGCGGCCGGCGACCGCATCCCAGTTGGATGCTTGGGCGCGTCCTGCTGGCTTCGTGTAGCGGGTCTGCACCTCTTCGACCAAGAGGGCATCATCCGCCGAGGACCAGCCCATGCCGATCTGGAACTGATGGTTGATGGTCAGCGGGACGGTCTGGTTGAAGATCGGCTGTTGCACGAGCGCCTGACCTTCCGAGACCTGCCAGCGTTGCTGGATGCGGACCTGTGTCGTGTAGCCGATCTGGGCGCCCTGCGGCTTGTTCTCCCAGCTCGAGTCCCACGTGCGATCAAACTGCGCGAGGAACTTCAGCGAGTTCTTGAAGTTGACGGCCACATCTTTCGTGACCCATGTCGGACTGATAAACGTATTCAAGGCCAACCCCCTTCAGGGGGAAGACCGTCTAGCGCCGCCGCGCGTTATAGAAGGCTTCGTGATCGGCGAGAGAAGCCCCATCGCCCGGTGGTTCTTGTCCGGTCTTCAGTGGCCCCGTCCGCACCGCAGTGGGCGGCCTAGGAGGCTGTCGGGTCTTTTCAGCAGGGACCGCTGCGGTATTCCCGGTCACGAGCTGTGCTTGAAGCCATTGCGTGGCGAGTCCCACGTAACCGTCAGTGACAGGCTTCCCGTCAGTGACGAGCACCAAACCCGCAACCAGGTCTGGACGTTGCTGCAGAGTATACAGAATATCGGGGCCGTTCTCAGAAGTTTTTAGCAAGTGCTCCATGATCGGTGTCGCCGGCATGTTCGCAAACGCCGCCTGAAGCGCTGGAGCCCGGTCAGGATACTGCTGGAGATACGCGTCCCGACGCTGCCAGAACTGCTGCAACTGGCCTTGACGGGTCTGCGTTTCCTGCTGCTCCCGAGCGGTCTGTTCATAGGTCTGTCGCGCCCGCGCTTCCCGCCAATCAATCCGGGCCTCGCTCTTCGCATCGCTCCAGTCATCCCAGGTCAGATTCGGATTCTGCGCGACGGCTTGGTCATACGTCGGATACGTAAACTTCTCCCCAACAGGGCTGGCCGCAGCCCGCACCGGCGCGGGGGGTGCCACGACCGGCATGGCGTCCGGCTGGGCAGCAGGCGCCTTTGTGGCTGCAGCCAGCTTCTCCTGCGCCTCTTTCAGTTGGCGCGTCAGTTCCTTGATCCGTGGCACATCCTGCGGCCGGGCCTTATCCTTCTCGGCGCGATGCTTCTCTTTGGGCTTCGGGAGGGACAGCGACGGGTCAATCGTCGCCGCTAATGCCTCATCAGCCTCTTCAGAGTGGTCACTCACAGCCGGCTGTGGCTTCGCCTCTGGTTCGCTGACAGCTGGCAGTGAGACGCGTTCCTGGCCCGGCTTCGGCTGGAATTGGGCTTCGTGGTCCGCGAGGGAGCCGGAGTCTTCGATCTGGTCGGTCTCTGGCATAAGCAGGCTCAATCCTTCACGCTCACATGCCGCATCGCATCAGGAGCAGGAGCGGCCAGCACAAGGGCTTTTAACAGGCCCGTGCATTCATTACACCACTCACGCTGTGTTGTAGCCGGAGCATAAGGCGACGGATAAATGAGGGTCAACTCGATACGCACAATTTCACCCTCTGCGCCGCAGTGGTCACAAAACTGCTTCGTCATTGCACCCCTTCAGCCGGCGCCGGCTGTAACGCCGCTTGCTGCGCGTTCGCCTCTAGCCCTTGCTGATGCCCTACGGCGCCCTGCTCCAGCGCCTGCTGATGGCCTTGCTGCCCTTGTTCCAGTGCCTGACTATGCTCCAGCGCCGCCTGCTGCAAGGCTTCCAGATGGTCCTGCGTGCTCTGCTGCGTATCTTGGACGTGCGCCAGATGCTGCATGTGGAGGTCGAGCGCCTTCGCAGACCCCTTCTCCGCCGCATCCACAAACGTCCGCGCCTGCTCCGCATCAATCTTGGCGCCGGCAATCGCAATCTGCGCCACCTGATTGATCCACGCCAGCCGCTCCTTGCCCTGCTGCTCGAGCTGCGCCAGTTCCTTCTCCTGCTGACCCTTCAGTTGCTGCTTCTGGAGGTCAATCTGGCCTTGCGCTTGGGCTTCGGCCTGCTTCTCTGCCACCTTGCCCTGAATCATCTGCGTCAATTGCTGGATCTGTTGCTGCGCCTGTTGGAGTTGCGGATCGGTCGCAGACCCACCCTTGAGGATGGCCTGCACCGGCGGCGCCAGCATCGCCTTGGCGCGTTCCTCGAGTTCATCATGCCCCGGCCCATCGTTGTATTTGAACAGCAAGTCCCCAAACACCCCCATCAGTTGCGGTTCGGCATTGATGAGGGTAGACAGCGTGGTTTCCTGCTCTTCCCGGCGCGTATCGTAGGACTTCGTGACCTTCACCGTCACGTTGAACGTGGCATCAGGCGTCAGCGTCACCATCTCAGGCTTCGCATCCGGCGGCACGCCCGGCGGCATCATCGGCGGCTGCCCTGGCATACCCTGCGGCATCGGCATCGGCTGCTGACTCTCCGGGTGCCTCACGAACGGGCTGTGCAGGATGCTCGCTTGCGTCTCCCCTCGCGGATTCATCGTCCGCACCGTCCGGCCCTTGCGGTTGTAGATGGGATAGAGCAAGTCGTTGAGAATCAATCCCTCGTAACGAATCGACCGCGACAGATTGTCCAGGTAGTGGGAGGTGCCACGGGTTGCTTGGTCCAGCACTTGGCGGATCGCCTTCCCGCTTTTGAGGCTGGGGTCGATGTTCCCCAATGTCGGATCGGGGATCGCCGTCGTGCTTTTGATGGCTTGGTCAAAGAGTTGCACCGAGCCGGCAATGGCCTGAATCTCCGTCGTGATGCTTGTCCGCTGCGGCGGGGCAATCGGGTTGCCGTTCACATCATACGGGTTGAAGTGCAAGGCGGGAATGGTCCGCGTGGCCGACAGCAGATACTCGTTCTCAAAGCCTTCGTCAAACCCGGCCGGTCCCATCCACGGCGGAATCGGGGCGAGGCCAATCTGCTCCACCCACTTGCTGACCATCACGTTGAAGCCCTTTTGGGCATCCCGGGCCGGCCGCACCATGCCTTCAGACCGCCGCTCGCTATCGAAGGGCTGTAACTCTTCGCCCAGCACCTTGATGATGGGAATGTATTTGCCGGGCCAGTCGGTCTCCTCAAGCACTTGCACGCCGTCCAGCTTCGCCCACTTGATGCGCTTCTCGATCACCTGCCGCTTCAGGTCATCGCCGTTGTCATCGACGCCTAACGGCGCCCCGCCTTCGGCATACTCGGCATCGTCCTCGTAGAAGACGCGCCCATCCTCGAGCGTGACCAGTGTCCGCGGCACCCGTTCGGTATACCAATACTCCACGATGCGCACGGAGCGCGTATCACCATCAGACGTGAACCAGCCGGGCAGTTCATCGCCCAAGGCCCGCCATTCGGACTCACTGGCGGCTCGCAGGGGATTCGGCTTATCCCCGACTTGCCCATATTCCGCCTGATAGCGGTCCCACGGCAGATCCGTGCCGATAAAGCCCCACTCCGCATCAGAGCCATCGGGTTGCTCATGGGCCGGGTCCATGCTGACACTGGCCTGATTGAAGATGCGATCGACATACAGTTCCTGGTCATTTGACCGGCCGGGAATGTAGCGCGTCATCACCCGATAGAAGCCCCGCCCCGCAATGACCGCCCGCTGAAAGGCCCAGGACCGCGCA